GTCGGCCGGAGATGCGACCCGAGCCGTGTTCTGCGGCGATGCTCAGCACTTCATCGCCAAGAGCCGCCCCATCAAGGGGCTGCACTTGCCGGCGGTGATCTCGTTCGAGGATCCCACGGATGATACGCTGTGGCGGGGCATCGAAGACCCCACGATTTTTGTTGACGACTGACTCAAGGAGACCCCATGAACTCACTCCCCAAACCCCGTAATACGCTGCTTCTCGTCACCACCCTCAAGCGGGGCGAGGAGAAGGTCGGCGACATCATCATGCCGGAGTTGAACGGCAAGGACTACACGCTCGCAAAGGTCGAAGCCGTGGGCCCCGGCACAGTGGTCGAGGACGGCGTTCGCTCCGAGATGCACGACCTCAAGCCCGGCCAGCGGGTGTTCCTCCAGACCCACCGCGATCTCGGCGGAGGGAGGAGGATCCACGAGGGCATCGAAGTCAAACACGGAGGGAAGCGATATGTTCTGTACGAACAATCGAACGTCCTCACCATCGTGGATGAGCCCGGCGAGTGGGAGGAGGCTGAAAGCGACAGTTCGACGACCAGTCCGATCATCACCTGATCTGGCCGGTTGAGACTCACAAACCCATCACACAACCCCTTGCAAGGAGATTGACATGGCGACGAAGATTGATTCCGAGGGCTCGTATCGCGGGCCGATCAGGGAAGCGGCGGTCAGTACGACCAAAAAAGGCTTCCCGCAGCTTGTGGTCCGCATGGAGGCGGCCGAGAAGTACATCGAGTCCTCTGCCGAGATGGAGCACTTCGAGATTGACGAACCCGGCTGGGTGGACTGGTCAGCGTACGGTGAGGACATCATCGGGTACTTCGTGCTGTGTAACGACGAGAAGCCGTTGCTCAACATGGAACAGGTGATGAAGGCGACTGGCTGGGACGGTAGTAGTTTCGCCGCCCTTGATGCGATGGATCTGGAGGGTCACATCGTTCAGTTCCGCGTGGCGGAGAACGAGTACGACGGTCAGGTGCGGATGCAGGCGGAGTGGATCGACGAAGCCGACGCCCCGCTCAACCGCGAACTGTCGTCCCTCGACTCCGACAAGCTCAAGGATCTTGACAGCAAGTTCAAGAGCTTCATGACGGACAAGAAGGCGGCCCCCAAGGCGGCCAAGCCGGCGGCCAAGGGCAAGACCAAGGCCAAAGCCAAGGACGAGAGCAAGAAAGAGGCGGAGCCGAAGTCGAAGACCAAGGCGAAGCCCAAGGCCAAGGCGGCCCCCCCGACCTCCTCGAAGCCGCCGGCGAAGGCGGAGGAGGAAGTGTCCGACAAGGATATCCCTTTTGACGCCAGCAAGACCGTCTTCGGCGAAGTGTCGGACAACAACGACGAGGCCAAGGTCGAAGTCTGGACGCATGTTTGTGAGAATGACAATGACGCCGGCACAGACGCGGTGTCGGACGCATGGATCGCGGCATCTCGCGAAGTCGGCGGCGATCGCGAGGAATCGGAGTTCACGAGCGATGACTGGGTGCGGGTCGGCCTCGCAGTCCGCACGTCGCTCGGCTTCGACGACTGATTCAGACCTCGGGCGGGGAAACCTGCCCGAGTTTTTTACTCGCCGCCAAGGATCCATATGCCCACCAAGTTCGACAAGCTGCTGCCGACGCTTCAAGAAAATGCGTGGACCGGGATGGTGTCGCACCTCGCGGACCAACTCGGGGTATCCTCCGAATCGCTGTACAAGCTGGGGGTCGGCTACCTGCCGGCCGTCCAGTTCAAGCGGGGGCTGAACACGCAAGGGTGGTGGGTGTTCCCGGAGCGGGATCACGACGCGAACGTAGTCGGGCTGTCCCTCCGAAGCTGGGACGGATTCAAGGTGATGTACCCGGGCTCGAAGCACGGGATGTTCTACCACGTCAACCCCACCCACCGCAAAGGCGAGGAATCATACGATGCGGGGGCGAAGAACTGGGTGCGGACGATGGACGCCGGCGTGGACTGCCCGGTGTGCCAGAAGCCGGATGGCTGTCTCCTCTCGGCCGATGATCCAGACGACCCACAGGCGGTCATTTGCATCCGGCAACAATCTAAACGCCCACAGGAAATGGGGTGGTTGCATATACGGAAAGATTCCGGCAACCTCCGCCCGAGCAGTCGGGCAATCGCCCTGAGCGACGACCCAGTTGTGGTCGTTGAGGGGGCGAGCGACGCCGCTGCGGCCCTCGACCTCGGGTTTGTCGCGGTGGGCCGGCCGAGCAACCTCGCCGGTCTCAGCGAACTCAGCCGGCTCGTGCGGGGGCGTGACCTCATCGTCCTCGGGGAGAATGACCGGAAGTGGAACCCGGATCTGGAGCGATGGGACACCCCCGGCCTCGATGGCTTGATCGCCGCGTTCGACTACCTCCGCCCCCACTGCCGCAAAGTCGTACGCCTGATGCCCCCCGAGGAGATCAAGGACTTACGCCAGTGGGTGCGTGAGGGCTTGACCCGGGAGGACTTCCTCGCGGCCGTCGAAAATCAGGGGGAGACGCGGGCGGAACTGACGCACCTTGACTCCTCGGACCCGCTGTACGTTGCGGAGAAGTGGCTCGGTCGGGAGCACTCGATCGGCGGCAAGCCGGTGCTTCGGAAGTACAAGGGCCGGTGGTTCAAGTACGAGGAGGGCCACTACACGGAAGTGGACGAGGATGCCGTCGTGCGGGGCGGGCTCTACGACTTTCTCGAAGACAAGACGTACACGTCGATCAACTTGAACGGCGATGAAACGGTGATGAGCTACTCTCCGAACCGGAAGAAGGTCAACGATGTCATTGACGCTCTCAATCGTGACTGCCCTGTATCCGGAACTCCACCGTGCTGGCTCAATGGTGTTGACGGGCCAGATCCCACATGGCTCGTTCCTTACCCCAACGGACTACTGGACGTTGTCTCCTACTTGGACTACGGCAATGACGCTTTGCTGGATTCGACGCCCGATCTATTTACGCTGTCTACCCTTCCTTACGCCTTCGATCCTACTGCGGAGTGTCCCGCGTGGCTAGAGTTCCTCGAATCGACGTTTGATGATCCAGCGAAAATCGACCTGTTACAAGAGTGGTTTGGGTATTTGATGATCCCGGACAACTCGCAGGAGAAGATGATGCTGTTCCGGGGCCCGTCCCGAGCCGGCAAAGGCGTCACGCTCGCGATGCTCGAAGCTCTCGTCGGGCGGGACCAGACGGCGTCGATGACTTTTGACGAACTCGCGTCCCCGAATGGGCTGGCCCAGTGCCTCGGCAAGTTGTCCGCCATCATGCCGGACGCCGTCCTCTCGAATCGAGTCGACAAGCCGAAGGCCCTCGGCACCCTGCTGTCCGTGGTAGGCAATGACCCGGTGACGGTGAAAAAGCTATACCAAGACGTGTTCACGAGTACGATCTACTCGCGGTTCACGATCGCGGTCAACGAACTTCCCACCCTGCCGGATCACGCCGGGGCGTTGGAGAATCGCCTTCTCGTGATCGAGTTCACCCGGAGTTTCAAAGGGAAAGAGGACCGCACCCTCAAGTCCCGCCTCCCGTACGAGGCTCCGGGTGTCGCGAACTGGGCTCTCGAAGGGCTCCGTCGCCTACGGGATCGGGGTCAATTCACGTTGCCGAAGTCGAGCCAGCTTGTGCTGGACGAGTTTCGGAAGGTGTCGAGCCCGATTGCGGAGTTCATGGAGGAATGCTGCGACTTCGACCACGAACAGAAGGGGGAGGTTGAGCGACACAAGCTGTTCGAGGCGTGGGCAGCGTGGGGAAAAGAGCGGAACATCAACCCCGGCATGCCGGCTCGATTCGCAAACCGCTTTCTCTCCAAGGCCCCGGACGTGGGCAAAGACACATACCAACGCCACGGGAAAAAACGCAGCGTTTATACGGGAGTTCGCTTGCAACCGTGGGCGGAGAGCCGATTGCTGGGGAAACCAACATGAGTGCCGGCAAGGGAGACGCCTATCGCCCCGTGGACCGGGAGCGGTACGAACGAAACTGGGAACGAATCTTTGGCCGAGACGCCGACCAACCACAGGAGAATCAGGATGAGCAACATGCTTCCGACCGAATCGAGCGGCCGCAAAGAGCACCCGATGATGCGGGGGCTGCTTGACTACTTCCCTGCCGCGTGTGCGGAGGTAGCTCGCGTGAGCAAGGTCGGCAACGACCAGCACAACCCGGGTCAAGAGATGCACTGGGCCCGAGGCAAGTCCACGGATCACGCGGACTGCCTCATCCGCCATCTCGTGGAGCGGGGGACGAACGACACCGACGGCCTCCCGCACTCCGCGAAGGTCGCATGGCGGGCACTCGCTCTGCTGCAAGAGGAACTGGAGGAACAGCGGGATCTACCCTCCCCACGCGGGGCTCGCGATCCGGTGTCCAAAAACCCCTTCGTGAATTGGATTCTCAGTCGCACAGCGGACATGAGCGAGGGATTTGATGGGCCGAATACGGTCCGGCTGTCCCGTGACCAGTTCATAGAGGTGTGCGGCTGCATCCCGCCCGGGACCGCCGTGCCGGCAGAACGAGACGAGTCGATGTTCGTTAGCGACAAGACGGCTGCGGGTGGGGCTCTTCTCCACGACGCGGGGCCGAAGACGGGCGTGATGTGGGGGTCGATTGATCCCGCTGGGGCCGACATTCCGATGGCGACCATACGCGAGTCCCGAGCAGAGGGGGTACGACGGGCTTACATCGCCGGCCCGATGCGTGGGTATCCGAAGTACAACTTCCCGGCGTTCCTTGAGGCGGACGAGAAGGTGCGACGACGAGGATTCGAGACGCTCAACCCGGCCGTGATCGAGATAGAGCAGGGTCTCGACCCGATCAAACGCCCCGAGGAGGCGGAGGAGCGGGTCTCGCAGTTCACGTCTGAGGACTGGATGGAGGTGATCTTGCGGGATCTCGGCTGCATCCTCACCCTCAACCCGAAGACCGACGCCTTGTTCGTCCTGCCGGGCTGGGAGAAGTCCACGGGGGCACTGGCTGAGGTGATGCTGGCTCGATGGATGGGGGTACAGGTCCGCCACATCCACACGATGGACCCGCTCGCCGGCTTTGACCAGACCTACCTGCTCGACACCCTGCGGAAATGGATTCACACCAACAGCCGCATCGTCTAAACACGCACTGGCGGTCGAGGAAACTCGCCCGTCGGCTTGACTTTCACCCCCTCTGAGGTACACTGTAGCTATGGCGAAGGTTGGGATTATCGGAGATGTCCATGAGCCCGTGGCTCACCCCGGATATCTGGATTTCTGTAGCGACGTTTTTGACGCATGGGGGGTAGACGAATACCTGTCGATCGGCGATATGGTGGACTGGCACGCGGTGAGCTTCCACGCGAACCACCCGAACTGCCCGGGCCCGAACGACGAGTACGAACTCGCGAAAGAGAAGATCGACAAATGGAAGGATCGGTTCCCAAAGATGCGGGTCTGCATCGGGAACCATGACGAGCGGCTCATCCGGCTGGCGGAAACCGTGAATATCCCGGCAAGGTTCCTTCGGGACTACAAGGACGTGTGGGGCACACCGGATTGGGATTGGCAATTCGATCATGAGATAGACGACATCTACTACTTTCATGGCGTCGGATGCGGCGGTCAGCACCCGGCGTTCAACGCTATGAAGAAGATGAGCATGTCGACCGTGATGGGACACGTACACACGGCAGCCGGCATCAAGTGGATGGCGAACCCGCGTCAGCGGATGTTCGGCATGGACACCGGCTGTGGCATCGACGACCGAGCCTACGCCTTTGCGTACGGCCGCCACATGAAACAGCGGTCGGTGCTCTCGTGTGCGGTCGTCATCGACGGCATCCCGTACCACGAAGTGATGCCATGTGGGCGAGGGGAAACCTATGACCGTGAGCGTTTCACGGCGTAATCTCTAGTTGCAACGGAGAAGACTCAATGTTCAAATGGATTTCAAACAACAAGGCGGGCCTCTCTGTGCTCGCGATCACGGTCGCTCTTGCGGCTGGGATGTTCGTACTGTCGGGGTGTTCCCTGACCGATTTCGTACCGGTCGAGGTGCCCCGCGAGGTGCAGAAGGCGACCGGAACGGGGTCCAAAGTGACGCTGACGGAAGCGGGCCCGGTCCTCGATGAGTACGTCAAGGCGGGCGAGCAATTCGCCGGCAACATCGACGAGGCGTGGGAGCGATTTGGGTACTTCAAGGGCCTGATCGAGACCGGCGTGACGGTCGGTTCGGCGTACATCCCCGGGGGTGCCGGCATTCTCGCGGTTCTGAGTGGTGTCGGCGGCCTGTTGATGAAGGGCCCCGGAACCGCCAAGGCGGAGCAGAAGTCGTACAACAAGGGCATGGAAGTCGGCGAGAATCGGGCGAAGGCCCTCATTGACTCCCTCAAAGCCGCCGGCGTGCTTGACAAGGACGGGAATCCGACTTCGTCGTGAGTCTCCGTCGACCCATCCGAAACCGACCGGACCTGATCGGTCTGGTTCGCGAGCACCCCCTCAGCAACGCGATGCGTCGGGCGATTGAAGAACCCGGCGGTCACGTTGAAGTTCTCGGCGGGTTTGCACCTGCCGAGGGCTTTCCCTACTGGGCGTTGACGATTACGTCTAAACACGACCGTGTGTGGCACGTTCGCGTCATCGCAGACGAACAGACCCATGCCTTCCGAATCGTTCGGGCCGATCGAGTGGATTGGCAAGACTGGATCGGGGGCGACTTCCACAATGCGTTGTGGGACGGAGACCACCCGGAGGTATACTATGCACGACGGCAGCGATCTCGACCTAGTTCCGACCAGTGAGCTAATCGACGAATTGAAACATCGGCAGACTAATCTGCACGGCGGAATGATAGTCGCCCTATGGCATCCGCTCGACAACGACACGGAACAAATCGGGGTGTGGTATAACGGCCCGAGCACGATACTTCGGGGTTTACTCGACCATGCTGATGAAAAAATCCGCACACAGAAATTGGAGAACCGATATGGCGACGACTCCTCATCCTGATCGCGAACTCCGATCCTTGACGGAGGTGCCGGCGTACCTCCTCAAGCGGTACGGGGAAACCGTAACGCGACAGACCGTCTACAACTGGGCGAATCACGGGAAGCGGGGCGTCAAGCTCCGCACTTGCCCGAAGTCACCCATGTCGAGCCAGCCGTATACGACGTGGGAGTGGGTGCGAGACTTCATCGCAAAGACGAGGTAGGAATGCTGAAACCAATCGCTACCCCCAAATGGTCAAAATGGAGTCGGGTTCCGGGATCACGGGAGGTCGTGACATTCCTCGATATTGATACTCCGGAATGTCGCTTTGCCGGCATACAGAAAGCCGTCTCTATCCGCCCGCTTATTTGCACGCCCGTCGAGTACAAATGGAAAGTAAGGGCTGCTATCGCCGACATGGAAACGTTTCTGGACCAGTACGGATACGAACGGCCGAAAACGTGGCCCGATCCCCCGACCTTGTCTGAGGCACGAGCATGTCTCGCGTGAGGATCCAATCAGACGATGAGGAGCTTGACCTGACCCGACATCCGGGCGTAGTCATCCTCGCTCGCTGGGGCTGGACGCTAGAATGGGACCGCGAGGGGGAGGTCCGTCGCGTGCCAAAGGCGTATGTGCTCGATGCCGCCCGGCAGATAGAGAACCGTCTAAACGCTCCAAAACGCTACCACGCGACGATGCCGCCCATTACGATATCGTGGGAAGCGGTCAGCCCACAAGCGTACGAAAACCGGTCGCAAGCATTGCTCCAACGGTCCCTCCGCCGGATGCAGCAAGACCCATCGCGAGCCACACCATTCGATTGAACTTCCGCTCTACCCCACCGTGAGCCGACGGGTCGACGTTGTGCGACGCTACCGCTTGGTCGAGGGTCGCCGGAAGCGTCTGGTAGAGATAGTGGTCAAAGTATTGCCGCACCTTGAGTTCGGCGATGTCTTCCATTTGCTTCCGTTCGTTGCTGGTCATTGTGTCTTCCCTCTCGCTCTCATACGGCGTGCATCCACCTCGGCGTGACGCATCGTCAGCTTCCGGGGCGGGTCTTGGGCGTTGTGTTCCTCGATCAATCGCCGGGCCTTGTCGCGGTCGCCTTGCAGCAGGGCTTCCGCTGCGGATTCCTTGGCCCTTGAGAAAGCCGAACTGATCCGTGAGCGTCGGCTGGTTACGATCGACCGCATCGTGAGTTCTTCCATCCATTCCGGCCGTTCCTCCGTGTTCCATTTTTCAACAATCGCCTCGGCTGACGTACGGTCCTGTTGGTCAAGGGCCTCGATTGCCGCGTCCCGGATCTCATCCCGCCGACGACGCTCGACGGTCTTCTGTTCGTCTTCGGCCCGTTGCTTGCCTTCGCCTGCTCTCCAATAGAGCACCTTTCCAAACAGCGGGATATTGCGGATCGAGCTTACGCCCTCCTCCCCACTCCAGATGTCCGGGATCTCTGACACATCACGAACAGCGTCATCGAGCACATTGGTCGGCGGCATCAGCATGTTGAAGAACGCCTCACCGGGTCCGTTTTTCGCTGCGGAGTCTAGCAGGAACTTGTTACCACCGAACAAGCGGAGCATGCCGTCGATCGCAAGGTCCGTCCATTTGACATCACGGCCGAGAAGCCAGTCCTTGAGGATGTCCGCCCCCGCATTTCCGATCCCGAAGATCATCGCATATCGGAGCAGGTCCGTTGCCCCTTCTTGCACTTCGCCCCGATTCATCTTCGCGAATGAGTTGCGGCGGAGCAGATCAAGCTGCTTGATCGTGAACGTCTTGAGCATGTAGAAAATGCGGCCGTTTGGGGCATCGAGATACTTCTTCGGCATCTCCGACAAGCTGATCGGCTGGATGCCGGCCAGTTCCATGAACAACAGAAGTCGGACATTCTCGGTGATTCGATCATTGGCGAGATCGTCCATCAAGGAGTCGAACTCAGGGCCGAACACGGGCCCGTACTCCCGGCGGAACTGGCGAGATTGCCGGCTCTTGGGGTTGCGAGCGGCTCGTTCGTACCGATTGAGGGCAGCGTTGAGCAGTGTCTCTTTGCCCAATCGGTCGATTCGCGTAAAGCCAGCCGCCCGCATCGCAGTATCGAGGGCCTTCGCCATCTTGCCGGGATTTGCAAACTCGGCAGCGATTCGTTCGATCCCCAACGACTCCATCTTGACTCGCTTGCGTCGAGTTAGGGCTTTGAGGGCCGGAATGGTGCCAGAGCGATAGCCGGCAAGGAACAGGTCGCCAAGCTGAGTGACGGCTGAGATGGGGTTGGCGAGCACAGTCAGGTAGCCGGCATCTCGCATGGTCCGAATCAGGCCGTTGGGGCTGGACTCGCCCGTCGTGAATCGAGACGCCAACAGGTTCTTGACCGTCCGCTCCTCGTCAGCCGTGATCTCACCGTTCGCGACCAGATCAGCAGTGTAACGGCCGATCGAGTCGAGGATGTCTTCGCCGACTTCGCCCTTTCCGAAAAAACGGGCCTTCTCGATCGAGTGGGTGGCTCGGTTGATATACCCCATGATGGCGTGGTCCGCATCACGGTACAGATCGAGCATGTCTTCCGTGATCTCCTCTTGCGTCCGGCCTCGGAACGCTCGGGGTTTTGTGTCGCCCGGCTTACGGGGGCCGTACCCTTGGAGTACGCGGTTGACGATCTCAATTTCCTCACTCGCGTTCAGTTCACGCCCCCGACGATCCTCGGCCGCCTTGATCGCGTCGCGGATCTCCCCCGGCTCATCCCCTCGAACCTGCTTCCGCCATTCCTTGTAGTCCGTGACCTCACGGGGCCAGTAATTCTCCCGGAACCCTACGTCGATCCCGGCTCGCTTGGCGGCGGCGTAGATGCTGTTCAGAACATTCCGGGCGTCACTGAACCCTTGGACGAGCGACGGGTCGACCGAGCGAAGAAGCTCAGTCGCTTCATCGAACTTCCCGTTCGCGGTCAGCAGCGTGAATTGCTTTTGCTGCTCGGCACTCAGAGCGTCGTTCTTCTTCCGCAGAAAGTCTCCGACCACTCGCTGGAGATCCTCTCGTTGTACGCGAGACCGAAGCTCGAACCGCTGTAGGCGTTTATACAGAGACGGGCTGATGTTCAGCAGGCGGGTGGAGATCGGGGCAACGAAGTCCTCCAACCCTTGCGGCAGCGTGAATCGGCCCCGAGACGGGCGTGTTCCGGGCTTCTGCATGTTGTCCGGAAGGAAGCTCGATCGCCGCCCTTCAATCTGCTCTAGCGACATACGCTTCTGAGCCAGATCGTCGCGGATTGCAGCGATCGTCTCCGGGTCGGAAGCTCGCGATAGTTTGCCCTTGAGTTCCGAAATCTCACGCCGCAAGGACTGCGGTCGCGGTTGGGTCTCCTTGTATTTGCGGCCCGGGAGGAACCCGCCTTCTGCTGGGGCCTCGGCTGTCATGCCGGTATTCGCCTCGATCTTCGCGAGCATCTCGCGGGCGAGGCGGTCGATATCTTTCTGCTTTCCCGTGATCGTGTTGATCGCTCGGCGGATAGCGTTGACGACCTTCTGCACAAATGTCGGGCTTCGCTTGCTAAGTTGAGCAGCGAACGTCGGATCAGTGGCGAGGCGACCGCCAAGAGTCGCGACCGCTTCCCGTTCCTGCATGGCCGGATCATCGCGGAGCTTCTGGACGTAGCTCTGCACCTGAGGGCTGTCCGGGTTGCGGCGAGCGAACTCCTCGAAGTTCTGGAGGTAGTCACGGGCGAGTTGCTTGCGGAGACGGGGGCTGCCGATCTCCGATGCCACATCAAGACCCGAAGCGTGCATCGACTCGTGGACCAACGCCTCGAACATACCGGTCTGATTCTCGTCGTTGCGGACGTACATCGTACCGGTATCCGCATCGTAGAACCCACGGGCCCCCGGCAGATCATCGACGATGCGAACTTCGGTCTGGTCTCCGACGACCTGCTGCACCGCGTCTCGAAGTTCGCGGGCCTCGGGGGCAATTTGCTCCTCCGGAGTGGCAGGGATTCCCTCGGTCGTGAACTGCTGGGGCTGTGGGGCTGCCTGCTCTTCCGGCTGGAAGTTCACGGTGTAGGTGTCCGCGAGGACGCCCGACCCCTCCTCCATTGACGGGACCGAGCCAAACGCGGTCTCGATCGCCTGCTCCTCCGACATACCCTGCTCGATGAGGGCCTGCACTTCTTCGTCGTTTAGACGGTCTTGGTACTCCCGTTGTACCATCGCTTCCGCGACATCACGGTCTTGCAGGATCATCGCCCCTTCCTCGGTCCGCCCGAGGAGCGGCGAGGAGGGCACATCCGCAGCCGCAGGAGCCTGCTCAGGGGCCGGCTGGGCGGCTTGCTCGGGGAATCGGGCCTCGAACCTCTCCTGTCCCGTAGGGACGGGCTGGAGCGGCCTCTGTGTGTCCTCCAACGGGCCCTCCTCGGTGCCCGTGAAACGGGCAACTTTCCTGATCGGACGTGTTTTCTCGTTCGAGAAAACAGCCTTTCTCGGGAACATGCGGCCTGCATGCGTCGCGAACGGGACTGAGCCCTCCGGCTCGGGCCGAGCCGGCAGGCCGAGCGTCCCTGTTAGGTCTCTGGTCTGTCCCTCGGGGTCCACCTCAAACCGAGTCTCGGCTCGACCCGGCGGGAGAGCGAGCGTCCCCGTCTCCCCATCCACGGTCTGCGGAGTCTCGCGGATCATGTCCTCCACCATCGGGTCAACCGGCTCACTTCCGGGGATACGAGTTGGGGCTTGCACCGACCCGGCACCAATCGGAGACAGGAGAACCCCCATCGCGAAGGCTTCACCCAACCCCTCCAACACGGCCTGTTTCGGGTCCATGCCAAGCTGCGTGATCTTGTTCGTGACCACCTGTGTTGCGGCTTCCTCCGCACCCTCCGCGAAGGCCAGCCCCCCGGCTCGGGCGGCCGATGAAATCCCTTGTCGGACAGCGGCTCGAAGACCGGTTTGCCCGGCTTCACGAGTCGCTCCCGAAAGCACGCCCCCAAGACGATTGAGTTGTCGTCCCATCGCCCCGAAGATTTTGGCCCCGACCGCACCCGACAGAGCCTCGATACCACCGACTCCAGCGGCTGTCCCGAGTTCTTGTCCGAGGGAGACCTCCTGACCACCCCGGCGGAGTTGTTCGGCTCGTTGACGCGACCCGCCGAACCCCTGCCCGCCGTAAAAGCCCGCCATCGTGAGGGCCGGACGCCCAGTCAACGCCCCGGCTCGACCTACCGTTCCGAGCTTGACCGCTTCGGCCGCCAGCCCACCGGCAAACGCCGCTCGTGATTCGGGATCGTAGGCGTACTGTGCGTCGATATCTTGCTGGAGATCCTCCGCCGTTTCAGGGGCCACGGCCCCAATCAGGCTCGTGCCAGTTGTCGCAAGATTTCGGGCAAACGCCGCACTCGCATCCATGACACGGCCACCGAGTGTCTCGCGACGCTCCGCCAACCGTTGCTGGCGTTGCTCTGCTGTGTAATCCCGGCGGCTGAGATCCTCACGCCCCCCGACCTGTTTGTAGATGTCGAAGATCGCCTGCTGCCGGCCCGGGTCAAGACGGGTGCCGAGTTCTTGCTCCGCTTTCTGGATATGAAGATCGGCCCACTTCGCCGCGTTGCCGGGCGTGACGCCCATGTCAAGCAAGTCACTCGGGATCCCGGCTGGAGCGAGGTAGTTGACTAGAGTCGCCGGGGCGTTGGAGTGCTCCGGGATCTCCAGAGCCATCGGGTTAGCGACCGGTTCGGCCCGCAACCGCCAGTTCGATGGACTGGTCTCCGGGGTCTCGATCGCCACGGCCCGCGACCGCCAGTTACCGGTCGTTTGCGGAGTGTCGAATCCGGTACCGATGTCGCGGTTGTCCGGAACATTTATGTAGCCAAACGGGGGCATCAGTTGACCTCTCGGAATCCTTCGGCTTGTGCTTGACCAAGATCCTCTGCCGGAATACGGTATGTCTCTTGGCCGTTGGTCACAACTATCATGCCCGACGGAGGCGGCCCGCCGGAGCCGCTTTCTCCGCCATTGGCGGGAGCCGTCAGTTGATTGATCGCCTGTTCATGGCGGTTGATGAGATCGAGGTACGGCTGAGTATTGACTTCGCCGTACGGATCGGTCGCGAGCGACTGGGCCATGTGCCGGCGAAGACGGGCGATTTCCAGTTGGTGCTCCCGCAGCGTCATCCGCTCCAGTCGGTCATCCTGCCCCCCGGTCATCAGCGACTGGCGGCGGCCTTGAGCGTCTTCGATTTGGTTGACCAGTTGGTTCATGTCGTCGATCTGACCGGATCGCACCGCCGCTTCCAGCCCGGCAAAATCTTCGGGCAGCAATGTGTTCTGGTACGGGGCGAGGACCGAAAGTTGACCCGCGACGTGAGCCGGCACTTGCTGCTGCTGACCCGGGCCCACATATCCGCCAGTCGGGGCTTGAGCCGGAGCAGACATCGCTTGGAGCATATTCGGGTCGATTGATTGCCCGGTCGCCTGAGCCATCGCTCGGTAGTCCTCAGCCGCTTGCTGCGGTGTCGGACCGGTCGCCATTTGTCCGTCCGCTGTGAACGTTGACATGTTCGGACCAACGATGGCCCCATAGCCGGTATCCGGGGCGGTCGGATCCCGGACCGCTCGACCGAGGGGTGACCCAGCCTGCCGCACCGCCTGAGCCGAGCGGGCCCCGCGAGCCCGCACTCGGGCATCTGCATCACGGAGGGCTGTCGGCGACGCACCGGGTGGCACGCGACCTTCTCGCGTGAACGTCTGCACTCCGCCGGCAGTGGGCGGAACTTGGGCTCGACGCTGGAGATTGCGGAGCGATCCCCGATACTGGTTGTCCAGTGCAGCGGCTTGAGCCCGTCGGTCGAGATCAGCCGAGACAAACGCGAGGTCGCGGGCGTAGTCCCGATCAAACCGGTCCTGCTCCAACTGTTCAAAACGGGCCCGTCCCGCTGCCGCCGCGAGGCTTCCCAGCAGGGTCGGATCTTCATGCGAGATTCTAATGGGGCGTGGTGCCGGCATTCTAGACTCCTATCAGGTGGTGCGTCCCCACACCGAATTGTAGCCGCCCGGAGCGGCCCGCAGTCGACGCCACCCGGCTCCCGGGCTAGTTCGCGAGATCATCTCATTGCGGTGAGTTTGGACGCCTTGGGCTTGGACGTGTCCGCCACCGCCGCCTGACGCCTGTGAACCACCGCCACCGCTGCCGCCGCCTCCCCCTCCGCCCCCGGGGACGCCGCCGCCACTCCGGATCCCCATTCCGCCCGCCGTTCCCCCCGACGCCGCAAGCTGCTGGAGCAGGCCGGCATACTGGCCGACATTGGGCGGCACATCTTCCCGGCTGAGCATAAAATCACCCGTCAGTTGGCCGAGCCCGACTTCCGTGCCGGCCCGCCGTTCGAGCAGACCAGACCGAGCCGTCGCGACTCGCTCTGCCAGATCCTGTCGAGCATCCTCGGCGTCCTGTCGCACCGCTCGTCGAGCGTTTGTACGAATTGTGGTGTTGCCGAGACCACGAGTCGTCAGATCCTGCTCGGTCGCCCCGAGGGCTTCGCGTTCCGCTTCACCGATGCGACGACGCTGCGACTGCCCCATCCCGGACAGCAGCCCCTCCGCCTGTGCGAACGTGCCGCCCTCCCCGAGAACTCGCTCATTGACGCCACCGACGTGGTCCATCAGGGCTCGGTAGCGTTCGAGCCCGGTCTGGTTGAACTCGTCCTGCCGGCTCTGCAACTGGCTGAGAAGGCCCTGCACGTCGACCGGATCCGACCGACGAGGTTGGTTGCGGCGGGTGACGCTCGCGACTCGCGGGCCTCGGTTGCTCGTGAACTGTGAGAAGTAGTTGGGCATGTTTATACCTCGACATAGCTGGCGAAGGCCAGCGGTTCTGTGGTTGTTGCGGTCGCGTCCGACACCACCTTGAGCGTGTCGCTGCTAGTCAAATTGATGGGGGAATCAAACGTCCCGATCTCTCCGGCCGCAATGGTCAATGCCACGATATCGTAGTCCGTACCGTCGTCGACCCGGACCGTCACTGTGCGGGACACAGTGTCACGATTATGGACCGACACGGAGCGGACAATCCGGAAAGACCCCGATGACGGGGCGGCCACGAGATCGACTTCGGTCGTCCCGTTTGTGGCGGCTTTGCCATTGCCGGGCGTAAATGAGGCCATTGTTGGCTCCTACGAAATGAACCACGCGAATGAGCGTGATTGGAGTTCTGCGTCATCGGCAGCGGCTTTGGCCCGCCGCACCGCGTTTTCAGTGCCCGTGCCCCCGAAAAAGAATGCCGCCGTCGGCAGAGCATTGATACCGTCTGAGTCTACCGATACGAGCGATCCGGCGACCGCTTGCAGGTTCGGGGCGGACAATTCGAGCCCGTTCCCAAGGTTGAGGGCGAGCTTCCCGTCCTGCAAATCGAACGGGTCGTTGAGAAAGATGTCGTCCAGCTTCTGCGACAGAGCATTCCAGTTTCGCCGGGCTCGGGGATCGTTGGTTTTGACGCGGGCGATTCGACTCATCAGTTCGCATGCCTCCGGGCTTTGCCGACGTTTCGCACCACCGCACTCAGCCCTTCAAGGGCCCAGCGAGTCGACCCCGTCTGCGACAGTTCAACCTGCAATGCCGCCCCCCGCACCTTCTGTCGGATTGAGGCGTTTCGACCAGCCGACAACGACCGCTTGAATCGAGGCGACGACGCATTGACCACCTCCTCAGCGGTCTGCCCCGAGTACACCGAAAGATCGACAGCCCCGCTGTTGGACGCCATCACCGGGTAGAGTTCGTTCAAGAGGATTTCTCGGCTCGGATCAGTGGAAAGAAGCTGGGCGAAGCGGACGCGGGACGTGATTTCATCGCCGTCATCATCGGCAGCGGAGTTGTCGACCTGCCGGATGTACCCATCCCGGCCGCCGAACAACATCGCTTTGTCGTCGGCCGCTGGCCCGTCATAGGCGTACAGGAACGTCGGGTTGGTGGTGTCGTTGTAGTCATCCGGCCACCACGCATCGGTGCGGGCCTCGTAGAAATACGCGGTCGACACGACGTTCGAGGTCGCCGGCATGACCATGACGTACAGCCCGTGCCGTTGGTAGTCCCATTCCAACATCACTCGATTGGCTTGCAGGTCGATCCCCCGGAACACCGAGTCGAGCCGATCCCGGGTGATGTTCTCCGGCATCGCCCCGAGACGGGTGCGATAGACCCCATCTGTCCCCATGAAATACACTGTGTTATCCGGGGAGCGGGTCCATGCCAATCCGAACGCGATACCGGTCTTGTCCGTCACTAGGTCGATTGCCCCACCGGCCGCTGGGTCTCCCGTCATCTGCCAGATCGAATTGACGCCCCCCATCAACATAGCGTCATCAGAGAAGGGGATCAGGGCAGTGACAATGTCGCCCACCTTGCCGGCCGGTGAGTTATTGCCCGCGACTGGGTTTGTGGGGTCGCTTTCGTCTGACGGGAAGTAGTCCCAGTCATCGGGGTCGCCAAGACGAGACATGAACCAGTTGTGCGGATCAGAGGTCGACCCGGACAGCACCACTCGCCCTCGATACAGAGCGATCAGGGATGCTCCAGTCGGCAACGACCCGGCCGACGCTGTCCATGTCGACACGGTGTCCGTTGAGGCGTCGTATTCTCGATTGACCAGCCCGTCCACGATGTATGTCTTACCAAACGCGGACTGCATAGCTACACGTCCCACGTTCACCCGGACCGCGTCGGACCCCCCGGTCGCTACGCTCGGGGTGTCCCCGTCTCCGAACGCATACACGTCCCCGCCCGCGACCGCAATCAGGGTCGAATCGGAGCGGGTCGCATCAAGCGGCGTCTCGCCGCCCTCCGGCTGGAGTTCACCGACCACCCATCGCAACTCTCCGGACGGATCACTTCCCGATCCAATATCCCACCCGATACCGCAGCGACGGTAGCTGTCCCCATTTCCGTCATACAGGCCGGGAGCCGCACTGCTATCAATGCCGGCAGTCGGGATCGTCTCCGTTACGATCGTCACGCCTTCAACCCGAACGGTCAACACTGTTTCGCCGTCTTCGCCCGGATCGACGACATCAATGAAGTCCTCGGCTCGAATAACGATATCGTCTGAGAAGTTCGTAAACCCTTGATCTATAACCGACCCACTGTCGATTACCTGCCACGCACTTTGATCGAGAAGGAATTGTTCGCTAGAATTAGGGTCAGCCCACGACCCCGATAGTTTTAGCACGACGTAACTGTCAAAAGTATCCGATACTCGTGTGTAAAAATAGAGGGCCGGCCCCCCAGCACCGGTATCCAATTCCACTTGCGACTGCAACACTGGGCGTTGTGACGGATTTTCGGTAAGAATCAGCCCCCATATATCGTCCCGTGAATTGATGGAAACGAGTCCAGCAAAAACTTCATTCGAGGTGTCAATGCAGGGACCGCCATATTCGCTCGCATTTTCAACCGGCCCCTCATCAGTTTTCAAATTATCGACACTGCGGTCATAGTCGACACTCGTCAACCCGTCCGGGATAAAATATCGGTCGACCCCAATTGTATTGTCGTCCGAGGATGAGACACTCTTGAGTATAGAGCCGACGCTCGGGGCGGGCGTTACAGTTGCCTCAATCCCGGTGAATGTTGCGTTGAT